GGCCCGACCGTGGAAACGTGATGACCTCAACCATGGTCGGCGAGGTAGATTTCTTTCGCGCGCTCATACTCCGCAGAGTCATTGCCGCGCAGATACGTGCCGTCGAGTTCGCGCCCGTGCTCGAAAAAAGGATGGTGGTGGACGATGGTCAGGTTGCCCTCGACGATCGCGTTGGCCTTTTTCGCTCGGGCCGTGAAGTCCGCGTCACTGTAGACGTTGCGGTATCGGGAGTCGAACAGGCCGTGCTGCTCGTAGTATGGTCGCGTCAGAATCGCCATGCACATGAGCGAGTCCTGCCGGTAGCCGTCGTGGATTTTGAGGACCTGCGGTTTGCTCACGTCGAGCTTGGCTTCGATCGCCGCGTCCCAACCCGGCGGTGGTTCCCAATCGTCGGAGAGTTGCAAGAGGATGTCGCCGGTCGCGTGCTTGGCCGCAAGGTTCCACGCACCCACGCTGTAGCCTTTGTCTTCTTGGCAGACGCCCCCGAACCGTTGCAGGAGGGTCGCGGTCTTGTCGTCCGCCTCGACCGCGAAGATGTGCTCGATCCGCTCTGGCCGATCGGCACGCGAGAGCCAGAGCGCCATGCACTGCACGGCTGCGAGCGGCCTGCCGCGCGTTGCGTGCAGCAGCGAGATGCGCGGACCTCTGGCCGAGTCGAGAACCTCCGACTCGATGCCGAATGCCTCCTTGGCCTTGCCAGCGAGACGTAGCGCCCATGCGCGGAGCTTTGCCGCTTTCCATCCATAGTATTCGCTCTTGTGCGTCCACTGCGGGAACGCCGGGGTGGGGATTTTGTCCATGCGATCAATGACCTCCAATGCCTGGGTGGGTTCGCCCGCGTCGAGCAGGATCGATGCTTGCAGCGCGAGTGCCTCGCGTCGGTTTGGGTCGACCTTCTCAGCGGCCTGCGCGAACCGCATCGACTCGTCGCCAGCCGTCATGTTGCTCATATTGAGCAGCGTCTCGTATTTGTGAACGCCGTCGAGATCGCGCATGGCGAGCGCCTCGGCGCCGTAGCGGATCGCCTCCCCGCGCTTGTTGAGGATCATCGACTCGTAGTGGAGATAAAATTTCCAATGCTGCGAGAACTGATCCTGCCAGCGCAGGATTCGCATATTGCGATCATTGCTCGGCCGCCGACCGAGCGGCGGCGAGTGGTGAATCTCGAGATCACGGCGCAGGTGGATTTTGATCTCTCTTGTTGGGTGGACGTTTTCGTGGACCGCCCTCCACCACCAGCCAGAGTGGTGGCGAAACAACCGCTCGCGTGGCGCGCGCTTGTGCTGCTCGGCGATGACGTAGTCGGTGAGAATCCAATCGCAATCCGCCGGGCACGTCTCGACCGCTTTGAGGTGCGGCTCGACCATGTGCGCTGGCAGCACGTCGTCGCAGTCAGCCCACATGACCCAGCCATCCGTGCCGGCCAGATCGTAGGCTCGACGGAATGCCTGATTGCGCGCAGCCGCGAAATTATCGAGATGCGGCCAGCCCGCGGTCAGCGGCTCGTTGAAATACTCGCCGGTCACGCATCCCAGCTTGCCAGCGATGTTGAGCGTTTGATCCGGCTTGAGCGACCCCGACAGCCCTGATGACGACGATGTCAGCGCAGAGTGGTTGTAGTGACTTCACGCATCGCTCGATGCGTTCCTCCTCGTTGCCGCAGATCAGTGCTGCGACGATCTTGTTTTTTGGGTTCATGTCTATGGATGGGACGCCATGTCAATAACAAAAAGCCCGCTCCCTTGCGAGAGCGGACTTCTTGTGGAAGCCAACTATGCCTTTGAATCAGGCGTAGCCAGTCGTGATGCGGATGATCGAGCTGCCGTCGATGACCTTCTCGGAGGTGTGCTGGCGCACGCGCAGGACGTTCGAGCGGCGGGCTTCGTCGCGGTAGGTCTCCGCCACGAAGGGCACCGGGCTGTCAGCGCCCCACAGGATGGTGCGGCCGAACCCACCAGCGGCGAACTCGCCGCCAGCGATGTAGGCGAGCGACATGTAGGTGTTCCCCCAAATGAACCCGCCAGAGTAGGCCTGGTTCTTCTTGGCCGTGTTTTTCGGAGCGCGGCCAACGAGCACGCGATCGACGCCGACCGCGGCGGCCACCTCTTGCTCGGAGAGCAGGCGGCACTGATCGGAAGGAACCACACCGAAGAACTGGTTCTGGACCTTGGCTGAGCGGCGGACGCGCTCAAACACAGAAGCCGACATGATCAGCGTGTTGGGGAGCACGCCATACTTGGCGAGTTCCAACTTCGCACCGGCGACGTCGCGGGGAACGTCGAACGCGGTGATGTTCGCCTCGGTGTAATCGGCGCTGGCGGAGATCGCGGTCAGTCCATTAGCCGCAAACGTCGCCGTGGCAACGCGGGCCTCGTGGCCGATCGTGATTTGCGAGAGCAGCATGTCGGCGACCGCGACCTCGACGTCGAGGAACCGGGCGAGATCACGCTGCGTTGCGTCAGGCAAAACCTCCTCGAGACCATACTCAGTGGTGTTGTAGGTGTCGCTCGTGAATTTGCGCGACACGCGAGGATAGGCAGCGCCGGGCGCAACCTTGGTCGCGTCGTCGTTGAGTGCCTCGCTGCCCCCAAGGTTGATTTTGAGGTATTCGCCGCTGCGAACGTCGGCCACATAAAGCGGCATCACGTCCGTGCCGATGAAAAGGTTCTGGCGGTTCGAGCGGCCCTCGTAGACAGCCTGCGCGATGTCGCCCCGGATGGTGGTGGTGGTCAGTGCCATAGTAGTGTTAGACGTTGAAGTTGGGTGCGAATTCGACCACGTCGCTGTCGACGCCGTTGGCCAGCGCCACGCCGACCGTCACGACACCAGCCGTCAGCGTGCTCGCGACGAGCTTGCCGTTAGCGTCGGCCTTGACGACCAAGCCAGCGGTGATGCCGCCGCCGGAGACGGTCCCGAACTGGGTGGGATGAAAGAGTTTGACATTGCCGACGCCAGCTGCGGCGACATCCTCCTGCACCACGCCGAGAGCGTAGCTTGGGGAGACTGCGGCCTTGGCGGCATTCGCCGTGCTGTCGGCCTGAACCAGGATGTTCGCACAGATCGCCGAAGCGAACGTGAATGAGCGAAACGTATTGTCGATTTGTGTTGCCATGGGGATTCTTAGAAGTTGAGCTGGTTGGAATCGCGAAGGGCGATGTATTCGGCGGGATGGTTGGTCATCGCGAACTTGATCGCCTCGGTGCGGCTGCCGAGTTCGGCGGCCTTGTCGTTGATGATCGCCTTGAGGTCGAGCGGCTGCTCTTCTTTGGCGGGAGCCTCGGGAGCCGAAGCCTTCATGGGGGCCGCGCCAAAAGTCTTGACAATGTTGTCGAGCTTGGCCTCGAGCCGGGAGAGAGCGGAATCCTCGGACGTGTCTTCGTCTTCCTTCTCCTCGGGCATCTCCTCCATTTTTTTCTTGTAATCGGCAACGAATGCCTCAAGCGATTCAAGGCGGCTCATGACGTCCTTCATGGGATCGTCCTTCTCGCCGTCTTCGAGAGCGGTGTTGGTATTCTGGTCGTCCATTGCGTGGGCGGAATTGTCAACTGCCTGGAACGAAAACAGGCCGGTGGGATTCGCCGCCGGGGTCTGCACAAGGTCAGCCGAGTAGAGTTCGGTGCAGCTCGCAAAGCTCTTGCCGTCGATCTCGCGCACGGGACCGGAGAAGGAGATTGAGATGCCGAAGGTGTCAGGGAGCTTCTCGGCGATCTCGAGAACATAGTCGCGCCGGTCAGCGGTCTTGAGCAGGTTTAGATCGGCAATGAGTTTTTCGTTTACAATGCGAAAATTATCGACGAACCCAATGATGTCCTTGATCCCCGCGCCATGGTCGAGATTGACTTTGACGCCACCAGCGTAGGTCTCCGCGCATGCTTTGACCTCAGCGAGCGTTTGCTCGTCTACGTAAAGGTCGTGGCCCTTTGCCTCGCCGACCGAGATGATGCTGACGCCTTCAATAATGTCCATGCCTTGGCATGGCTGTCAAAAGTCAGGGCCGCGGAAGCCCCACCGGAAAATCAGTCATCATACGCATCGATCATTGCTTGCAGGTAATGCTCCTCGAGAGCTGCCTGCGCCATGAGCCGCACGAGTGCCATGTCATCCTCCGCGCAGCCCACGACATCGTAGGTCGTCGATACGCTGGGCTTCACGCGATTGGCTGACAGCCCGCTCACGATGCCGGTGATTTCAAAATCCGCCGACACGTGTTGGCTGGGTGGTGATGCCACCGCGCTCGCCGCGTTGCCGCCCGCCACCACGCTCGCCGAGATTGCGATACTGACATCGTTGCTCGATGTGAGCCGCGCACGCACGCCGCGCACGACGACCACGACGCGTTCCTTCTCTTTGCGCCCGCCACCGCCCGGGAGGTCCGGTGGCCGAACGATTGGCGGCGGTGCCTCGCCCGCTTGCAGCAATCCTCGCGGTGCCGATCGAGAGTGGCGTCGGACTTGGCAGCAAGCCATGCGTCGCGATCAGCAGCGAGGTCAAGATAGTCATCAGTCGCGGGATACTGTGGTCGAGGTCGTGCCGTCGCCGCCGATCGTCTGCGAGACGCCACCGGCGCTGCGGCTCGTCGGCGTGACGGTGACGCGGGCTGCCGCTCTTGAGTCCCTCGAGCAGATACATCTCGTCGATCTCCGCGCCGACCGTGCCTGTCGGGTGATCGACCCGCGTGATGAGCGGGTCGCGCACGGTGGTGAGCAGGTAGCTGTCACCATTCGTGGGTGTGTCGCACCACTGCGTATCGACAGTCGCCGTGTTGGTTCCACTATCGTAGCCGAGGATGTAGCGCGTCTGTTTCTCGCCGGTCGATTGATCGGTCACCACGATCGTCTGCCCGACGCACAGCGTGCCAACGGCCTCGATCGTGATCGTGCCGGTGGTGGCCGATTGCACCGTGCCCTCGGCGATGATGCGCTCGTCGCCAAGGTTGCGCAGCCTGCGGCCCGCGCTCGTTGGGACATTGTGCGTTGCGCCGGTGAGCGCCTCGTCCCAGACCGCATCGGCGATGCCGGCGGTCGTGGCGGTGGAGAGATCGTTGAGCAAAATCTCCGCGCTGCCATTCCACGAGACGATGCCGCTCGAGAGCGGCGTCACGCCGCTGTCGTAGAAGACAACTTGATACGTGCCCGCGGTGATCGCTGGCATATCGCCCGAGTAGAATCGCGTCGTGCTGACCTCGCTGCACGTGATCGGCGAGCCGACCGTGACGCCGGTTTGGAAAAGTTGCGCGGTGATGGTTAGCCCTGTGGTGGGCTGGGCGGTGTTCAGTTCGTTTGCCATGATCTTATCCTCGGGTTCGGGCAGGTTGAATGCGGTGC